GCATGGTGATGTTAGCTGTAGATATCAAGGCATTGTCCTGCGGGGCTTTGCGGGATGGTTACGCGCCTTCCTCTGCTTCCTGTACCAATTCCGTACCAGTTTTAAACCTGGTCTGTAGCTTCTCCAACTCGCTCCAATCCGAGGCGGAGTTCAGCCACTTGGCATAGGTCGATAGCAGCATCTGCACGCTGTGGCCTAGCTGTCCAGCGATAAACGCAGGGTTCATGCCAGCCATCAGGCACATGGTCGCGTATGTGTGGCGGGTGTCGTACTGCCGGCGCCTTCTGATGGATAGAGCATCAAGCGCGGCGTGGAAGTGCTTTATGGTAACACTTGGCTCCTTGATCCACAGCCCGCCTTTGCTGGGCGGGAATACGAACGGGCTGACCGCGAACTCCGAGACGGATGCGACCTGCTTCAGGCGCGCAATCCGCTTGGCCTCTGCCAGAGCATTCAATGCACGATCATTGAGCAGCACGTCGCGCTCATGCTTGGTCTTCACTCGCTCCTCGATGCCGCGATCTATGACGATCCGGCATACATGGATGCGTCGCGCCTCTTCGTCTACCTCATCCCATCGAAGGGCGAATGCCTCTCCTGGCCGCAGCCCAGTGAAGAACAGGAATTCGTACAGTGCGGCGTAGATCCTTGAGTACTTCCCAAGAGTCGCGTACAGATGCTGGATGATGCGTTCTGCCTCGTCCCTGGTGAATGGATCCACCAGTTTCTTAGAAACCCGCGGCTTCTCAAGGGACGCCATCGGGTTCTTCTTGATCAGGCCGTCCTTCACAGCGGAATCTAGGATCGTCGACAGCTTGAACATCGCGTTTCGCTTCACGCCTGGCGACGTCCACTCGATGCTGCTAATGATTCGGCGCAAGAGGGTAGGGGTGATCTGATCAAGCCGGGCTACTGCTAGATGCGGCATCCAGTATTGGTTGAGGATGCTCTTGTAGTTCTTGCGTGTCCCAAGCACGATCTCTCGGCTGTCTAGCCAGAGTTGAGCATGCTCACCGAACAGGGGAATTTGGCTGCTGACCGATTCCGCAATCGCAGACCCGGGGAAGAACTCTGCATACTTGGCTTCATCCATGATGCCCAGCTTGATTGCCTGGACTACCTGATCTCTAAGACCGGATGCAGTCTTAATCCCTTTTTGCGTCGCGGGATAGGGGAGTGTTTCGCACTTCCTTGTTCCGTTCCACATGAAGCGGATACGGATAGAGTTGCCGATGACTTCCACCCCGGTGGGCATACCCAAAGGCTTTCGAGCCATTCGTCGTATCTCCGTCGACTGTAGATTATTTTCCCGTTGACCTTGTTCCAGACGCCTTCTGGAATCTGTCCCTTTGACCGTCTGGTTTGTAGGGCGCGGTAGGTTATCCCAAGCAGCGCCGCCATGACCTGTTCGGGCACCTTGTCTTCGTACTCGATTTGCTCTGCGGTACTCATAGGCAATACCTCTCCGCCCCAGCTATTGCCGGGGAGGGCATGATGGTAGGATTTAGACGCCCATCCGGGTTAGCTCAGGGAGAGCTAGTGGCGCCCGGCTGGGTTTTCTGAAGATCCCGCTTTGCGACTGTGATGAGGAATCCAATGAAGTCTCTATCACTAGCATTGCGAGCTACTTTGTAAGCGGCTTCTAATCCTGGGATGTGCTGCTTTTTGACGGTAGGGATGGCGAGGGAGTGGTACGAGTATGAGAACTTATAGCCCGCCGCCCGCGCCGCCAGTTCGAGTAGTTCGCGGTCGTTCATTGCTTGGCTCCTTTGTCCATTGCCTTGATGATCTTCGGCCACAGGGTGTTGTCGTTACTGCGCCAGGTTGGATCATCCACTACGGCCTGTAACGCTCCCCGCAACTCCTCGTTCTCCGCCTTGAGCCTGTCGATCTCGTCTTCAGCGCGCCGCGTCCGACCCCTCCAAACAGCAACCACCGAATCGTTCTCGGCGATCTCATTCAGTAGGGAAAGGATGGTGTTAGGATCAGTCGCGCAAAGGAACTCTGCATCTGCCATCACAGACGGTCCGGATATTGCGCCGCTAACTGTGCAGATGATCGTTCCATTTCCGGCGACGATGACTCTCTCGTCAGTTCCTTGGTAGCGAGCGCCAGGCGTTGCCGCCCCAGCAAGCCTCCGCAGCTCTGCGTGGTCGGTCATGGCTTCCTCCCGTGATTTTCGTGATAGCCATAATTTCTTTCAGCATTCTTTCTGGCGGAAATTGCGTCTTCAATATTTGAAAATGTGCCTAGATGAATGACCTTCCGCTCAAATCGAATACTGGCAATCCATTTTTCACCAGCAGCCTGCACTCCGCAGACTCCAGATTTATTGCTCTTAGGCATTCTCATGTTGCGCATATTTTCTGCATGGCGAACGGCGCGTAAGTTTTCAATTCTGTTGTCAGATGGAATTCCATTGATATGGTCGACATGCAGACCTTGAATGTCGCGCCCCATGTAGATCATGGCCAGCCTGTGAGCTTGGTAATAGGAATAGTCGAAGAAGAGGCGGACATATCCATCCTTCCGCAGGTATCCAGCCTGATCGCCTGGCTTCATCTTTCCACGCTTCACTTTCCAAGTGAAATTTCCAGTCTCAGGATCGTAGTTAAAGAGCTCTCTCAAACGGTTTCTGTCGAGGTCATCATCAAGCATTGCGCACCTCGATTCCGGCTTGCTGGAGGGCTTTGTCCGTCTCGTCTTTGTCGTAGGCATAGAACGCAAATTCTGCGCCCTCATCGACGATCACCGGGTAAGGCAACTCCACCCTCAGAGCCGCGCGGCTGGCTTGCCAAGTCTCCCAATCCCATTGAATGTGCTCGTACTCGTACCGGCCATCAGCCTGTATGGAGAACAGGCCATCGCCAAAGTCGTCGTAATCAGTAGACCAACGCACTTTCGCGTTCGCTTCAAACTCTTCTCTCATTGCTTGCTCCATCTGCTCAGCTCCTGTCCTTTCTGTTCTGTCTGCTCGTATAGGTTCTGGAAGTCCCCGACTATCCGGAAGATGCCGAAGACGATCAGCGCGATGACTAGCAGCGCGACCAGGGTTTCGTTTTCGTTGTCCACGGTTGGTCCTCCGGGGGCGGATTCGTTGGTTTGGGGTGGCGGGCTCGCTGGCCAAAATCGGCCAGTTTTTGTTCTGAAACCCAGCGGGAATGCGGGTCTCAGACTGGCCGGAGGTGGCGGTCAGGGGGAATGGTTAGGGGTAGAGGATGGCTCTGAGTTCTGCTGCTGCCATCAGCGCCGTTGCGGTATCGCTGCTGTACAAGCGCTCCAGCAACTCCCGCGGAACCACCACATGGCCTTCTTCTGAGCCGTTTCGGCGCTCTACATACTCCGTCAGAGCCTCGGCTAGCATGGCGCCAAACTCATCCTGAAGCTCTTCAGGATTCTCCATGTAGACGATACGGCCCCAACCCCGAACACGGAGAACCTGGTCCCCATCGACGTGATTGTCAGCCACCATGTTTTGCTTTGCGTCCCAGATGTAACCGCCGAAACTGTCGTAGGAGAACGGTGGTGTATAGAGCGCCAAGGCGCGCTTGCGAAGTTCTTCAGCCATTGCCGTTCTCCTTGTCTTCCTCTGTCAGCGTTCGGCCTTTCGAGTCAGTGATCGCCTTGCACTCGAAAACGGTTTTGTCGACGTAGAATTTGCCGAGCTTCCGGCATTCTTCGGCGACGGTGTAATGGGCGTATACCCAGCCGCCGAACCAGCCGATAGCCATGAAGACCACCATCCATAGACTGAACAATCGATACTCCTCCGGCTCATGCAGCATGGTCGCCATTCTCCTTGTCCTCGTTGAGTAGGGCGCGAAGCTCTGGCGTTACCCGATAGCATTCAGCCGGGAACGAGGTAGACCAGGCGCAGGCGCAGTACTCTTCTGGGCCGCGGCACGGCTCGTTCATCACCTGCTTGGCGATCAGTCCATGGCGTTCAGCGCTTTCCTGTATGTCTGCCCCATCGAAGCTTCCGCCATCGAGGGCTCCGCAGATGATCTCTTGCACGAACTTTGCCATCCCCTGCACCAGCTCCTCGCTGACCACCACATGGCCCGCTGGAATAACTGCCAACTCCCGCACTTCATAGCCTGGCCAGTCCTGAGGGTTTGCTCTGACCATGTCGTGGTGCTCCTTGGAGCAGGGGCGCCAATCTCCCGGATGGCTTGTGAAGAACGAGTAGTACCGCTTCACCTCACTCATGACCTACCTCCTTGCCGGGCGCGGCGGCGGCCATTCTACCAAGCAGGTTGTACTTAATGACTTCTGCGCAACTCCGGCACGCTGATCCGCGACGGCTATTAGGGTTGTCATCATCGCCACCGTTGTAATAGTCGGCTCGCTCCAAGCAAAGTTTTTCAGCGGCACGGATTGCAGAATCCCAAACCTCATCCGGCACGCTGTGCTGAGCCTGGGCTATAGGTGATGTAAGGAATACGTCTATTTCCTCAAGAAGCTTGATTTGACCGCTCTCGTTGAGAGGATTATCGCAATCGACGAAACCGCGCGATTCCCGAAGTAATTCCAGCGCCGCTCCCAGCTTCGCCCCCAGTTCCTCGACCCTGGCCAGTGCGGCGTCGCGCTCTTGCTCAACGCGATTGAACATTTCTGCCCAACGGGCAACGCTGGCGGCATGCTGCGCGACGGTCATCAGTTCATCGTTTGCATTGAGCGGACCGCAATGATCGAGGACGACAGGATTCGAATGCACGACGCGAGCCACCACCTCCGGCCGCTCTGCCTCTGCCTGCTCAGGCCTGAGTGCTTCATCGGGAGCTTCGTTGAACGCTCCAGCATGCGGGGCTAGGTTGAGCGGGTCGAGGTCCGACGCCGGGGAGGGTTGCGCCAGGGCGGCGCGGGCCATTTCCTCGAAGCCGGCCGCGTAGTCGAGGTGGTTCGCAGCCATTGCGCTGGCGGTCTCCCACAGGCGGCGATGGTGTTCTGCCTCAGCGGTCAGGCTGTCGGGGCGGTTCGTGTTCTCGTAGCGCTGGCGGTGCATCTCGGCTTCCGCTTCGAAGGCGTTGCGCTGCTCCCGGTGCCATTTAGCCGCTGCGCGCAAACCGGCGCGCTCATCCCCGCCTGCCTGCTCTGCCGGGTCCAGACGCATAGGGCAATCTCTTCCGCACAGATCTCCTGGCTTCAGTTCCCACCCCTGACTAGCAGCAGCTTCCGCAAGGCATTCCGACGAGTGATCGCCAGTTGTTGTTCCGCAGTTGGTGCCTTGGCAACTGGCAGGCTCTGCCTGCTCTACCGGTGCCTTGTTCAGTTCCTTGCTCATTTCACGTTCTCCCACACTTCGGCATTGCCGAGCGCTTCGATTGATGCGTAGGTGCTGTGTCCGCTCGCTTCTTGAAGCTCTACGGAACCGCCTGCTTCGAGGACAGCGATGTATCTCCGATTGGTTGGCTTGTGCCGGAAGACCTTCCCGACGACGCACTGCGCGTTGATGTGCTTGACCTGGTAGCTGTCGGAGAAACAGCCGTGTTCGTGAAGGCTCATGCTGCTACCCTCGGGGCTATGCCCATGTCTCTGTCGTGATGTCCTGCGAGCCAAAGGGACCGCTCATAGAGCATGTGCAGTCCGTAGGGGCAGGCTTGAAGACGTTCGCCGCGATCCCGGGCTTCTATGCCCTCGCGGTATTCGTCTGCCGATTCGGGGAACTCAAGCCGCTGCTTTTTCATCTTGCGTCCCATGCTTCTTGGCAGCCTTCTCGATGGCGACGCATGCCTTGCATCGGGTGCAGATTCCAGCGTGTGAGTCCTTTTTCGCGTGATACTCAGTAACTGGTTTCGTCTCACGACAGGCTGAGCAGCGCTTGACCATCACGCCGTCGATCTTTGCGATCTGCCCGTGGTCTAGCTTCCACTGCTCGTCTCGGATGACTTTGAATCGTTGGCGGCAGTCTTTTCGCTCCGGTGCACGGATCTTGTCCGCCCGTTTGTCTCGCCCGAAGTAGTTCGAAAGGAGGCGCTGAAGCACGTAATCCCGGATACCAAGCGCATCGGCGGCTCCCTTGCGGTCCGGGCAGCAATCGAGCAGGACATCCAGAGCAGCAACAAATGGCTCGTCCTTGATCTCCTGGGCGGTTTGTTTGCCCATAGAGCGGATACGTCCGTTGAACATTGCTGGAGCCGAGTCGCCGGATACTCCTACCGGTATTTCCTTGATTGCTCCGCCCGACGACATGAACTCCGAAACCAGTCGGTCGATATCCTCATGCGTCATGCTGTGCGGAACTGCTACCGGCTTCAGCCAAGCATCTGCCGGGATATAGATTTCAACGGGTGCAAGATCGGTGTTCATGGCTTTCTCCGGGCAAAAGAAAAGGCCCTCAATAGGGCCTTATTAAGCGGATTTCCTCATCATTTCTCTGAACTCTCTATGAAGTTTTGAGTGGCACTCAGAACACAGCCAAACAACTGAAAGCGGCTGTTCATAGTCAGGGTGATGAGCTTGGATGTTCTTAGTGTTGAAGCAGTCAGGCGCTGTGCAGCATGGTGGTTTGATTAGCTTCTTGTCTCTTATTGCATTGTTTAAAGCATTATGTGCGGAACCTTTTACCTTGTTTCTCTCTATATATCTTCTTTTAGCCTGATTTGATATTTCTCTTCCTCTTTCTGTTTTAAGATAATCCAATCGTGCAGAAACTCTATTTTGATCGTTGCCTCTTTGGCGATCATACAAGCGGTAGTAATCTATTTTTGCAGATCGGTTATCCCTAACCATGCGCTTTCTGCATTCTTTGCAGGTTCTGTCTCTTTTATAGAAATCGTCTTCCGCTTTCTGATCGCCGCATTTAGCACAATGCTTCATGCGGCTACTCCGTTCAGAATGGTATGTCAGAAGAATCGTCGAAGCTGTCGTTAGCCTGAGCTTGTCGGGGTGCGCTCTGCTGTTGCTCCTTCTCTTTCGGCTCGAACAGCGCAAGCCATACCGCGCCATCGTCAGATCGCTGCGGACAACCTGCCGGGTTAAAGCAGGCATCGAGTTTCAGCCGGTACCCTTTCTGCGTGCTGACGATCACGCCAACCTTGCGGTTTAGGTACTTGACCTGGCCGTCCTTCTCGTACTGCCCAACGGTTGCCACAACATCGTATTTCACGCTCATGCTTCAGTTTCTCCGTAGTAAGCCTTGCGGAACTCGCTGGACTTCATGATTTCTCGTTCTTTCGTGGTGAAGCATCCGCCTTTGCTGGGGGCCTTCCACAGTTTGGTTTTCGTTTCTTCGTCCAGGGTGAACCACTCTTCGGCGGCGGTGCTGTAGTCGCCTTCCAAGATCCCAAGCTTGATGGCGTCGACGCTTGCTTGGTATTGCTTTACCAGGCGTTCATAGTCGTTCTCAGCCGCAGCGGCAGTGAACGCATCGTCGTCCTCGCCGTGCGTGGTGAAGTTCAGCAGGGCGCCCGCTGTGTAGCGCTTTCCATAGCTGACGGAACTGGCAACGGCTTGGACGGCGTTCTTGTTGCCGCTGGTGTCTGCCGGCAGCACGATGGTAGTGCGCTCGCTGTGCCCTGCGCGGTGCGTCAGTACACCCTCAACCTCGATGCCTTTCTCGCAGCGCGGCATGCGGAAGCTGATGGAGAAGCCATGCTTCGCCAGGATCGGTTTGAGCTTTTCGTTGATGTCTTCCCACAGGGCGTATGTGTATCGCCCCGCTGCGTTCCCGCGTTCTCCGATGGCAGGGAGTTCCTGTTGCATGGCTGCCATTGCAGCGGCGTACTGCTGTTCCGCCTGCTTTGACTGCATGCGCTCATGCATGGCCATCAAGCGTTCGAGCTTCTCGATATCGCACGATGGATCGGATGCAGCCTTCTGAATCACTTGAAGCACTGTCGTTGCTTCGCTTGCTTGGATTACGGCAGCACTTTCCTGCCGCTGTGCAACTGCGTTGCTCATCGGTTGTACCTCGGTATCAGGATTAGGCCGCGCATGCGCAGCCAGTGAGGGGAGGGGTTATTGCTTGTGTGCGTTCGGATCGACGATGTGCTTGTCGAACAGCTTTTTGTGCCGGCGCGCGAAGCGAGCAAGGTGCGCTACGGCAAAAAGCGTCAGGCCGCATACCGTGATCGGGTAGAGGTCAAAGGAAAGCAGGAGAAGGCTAGGGGCTGTGACAGCTATCAGAACTGGGTAGAAGAAACCACTTGCACCATCGCTCCCACTCTTGTTCTTTGAATGCCGGTAGACATAAATGGACCAGCGATCATCTTCCAGATGAAACCCAAGTAGACCCATAACCCAGCGGGTCAGAAAGTTGTGTCGCGGCGGCTTCGAATCATCAATCCAAGCCCAAGCCCTACCCCAAGCCCAAGCAAGAAAGACGGCAAAGGCCCATAGAAAAGCAAGAACGAGACCAAGGATGAAAGTGAACAGATAATCAGGAACTTGCGTGATATGTTCATGAGGCATGATGTTCTCCAGGTAGAAAGGAAAGGCGCTTACGGCGCCACTCGGCAGCGTCACCCCCGCGGGATGAATAGCGTTGCGCTAGAAGCCGCTGCTGCGGGTGTTTTCTTCATGCCGCCCACCGCCCGCTGGGGAGGCCGCAGTTATCCCCTATGGGCCTGCTGCGGACAGGTGCGTAGATTCTGCGGTGATGATGCCGCCCCAGATAGGGCCGGCTGCCAGAATGAACAGGTACAGCAGTCCGCCGAAGAGGCTGCCTATCCAGATTGCTGTGCGTCGTGGGTTCATTCCTCGTCCTCCTCAAGCTTTGTCAGCCGAGCCAGCATTTCACTGGTTAGCTGCTCATGGTCCTCTTGGCTAAGGACAGGCATTGGCACGAACAGAACGCCCGTATTTTTGAGCACCTGGGCGGCCTCTATGGCCTTGCGGAGTAAATCGACTGGTGCGCGCTTCATAGCCCCGCTACCTCAACAAACGCCACGGCGAACATGAACACGCTGCCCACAAAAAAGCCGCCGAAGATCAGGACTTGGGCGGCCTTGGTCAGGTCGATGGTGATGATCATGGCGTGCTCTCCATTGCGGAATCGATGGCCACATAGTCGTCGTACTGAATAGTTACCGTGAAGTCGCGCTTGTCTTGCAGGCACCATTCTTTCTCTGCGCGGCGCTCAACCTCGTCCATTATTGGGCGCCATAAGGAAAGCTCAGCCTCAGCAGCGCGCAGGCGGGCGATAATGGCGGAAATCGTGGCGTTCATGATTTTCCGATTTTCATAGCTCGGTTCGCGTTGGGAAATTAGTCTTTCCACCTCCGCCAACTGCTCATCACTGATCGGTTGCACGGTCATTTCCCTTCCTCCTGGCGGCGGTAGCCGGCGTCGATGGCCCGCAGACATGCGTCCATCTTCGGGTTCCCCGGCTCGCATTCGTGAAGCGTGTCGTGCGGCCACAGGGTCAGGTACAAGCTGGTGGCGGCGGACTCGCGCTCCTCGGTGGCGATCTGCTCGGGGGTGAGGAGGGGGCGGAACAGCATGTCGCACGTGCGGTAGTACTGTTCTTGGCCATGGTCGTACACAATTAATGACGCAGCGCTGATGTACCGAATTTCACATTTGTGATACTCAGGCCAGTGCGTGTACTTGTATTCACACACCGTCCCAACCGGCGGCAGGCCCTGGCCGTTCCATGGCTCTTGCGGTCTAGCCTCGAATGTCGCTTCACGCTCTGCGGATACGACGCAGGCCGGAGTTTGGCTGACCCACACTTTTCTTCCTTCGATCCAATGGCTCCATTTGTTCCCTTCTTTCTTCATCCAGCCTTCACAGAATAATTTTCCGTTCGGCTCCCAATGCGTCGCACCCTCTGGTGCCGTGCTCCAGTCAATGCTCATGCTGCATCCTCCATGTTCTGCTCTGCGATCATTTCCAGCACCAGGTCCGCGTGCGGCTTCAGGAGTCCGAGCGCGATGCGTTCAGTGATTCCCTGGTGATGCTCAAGGTTTGCCGCGCACTCGCGGGCGGTAGAGGTGAACTCGTCTTCGGCGGCCTGGAACATCTGAGCCAGCCAACATTCTTCGTCGGCCTGGACGAGCTTCAGCAGTTCGGCCTGTACCCGTTCGGTCAGAGTGCTGGCGAAGACCACTACGCGCTCGCGCATGGTTTCGATCTTCACGTCCATGCCGCACCGCAGATCGTTGACTGCGTGCTCTGCCCAGTCGCAGAACTCATCGGAGTTAGCGGCGGTAGGGGTATCGTCAGGAGTCGCGTCGTCATGTAGCGACTGGGCGTATTTCAATGCGGTGTTCATGTCTCACCTCGCGTTCGCGTGCATGCGGCAGCGTTCCGAATCGCTGTCGTCATACAGGCGAAAAAATTCCCGGACTTGCCGGGCTAAGAGGGGTAGGGTGGGGATGGCCTGGATGCCAGCCAGGCAAGCGGTGGAAAACGTTAACAGCGGCGTCACCATTGGATGGAGGACAACAGCTCGCCGCCATTCGTACGCCCGCCTTGGCAGGCCCGCTTACTTCATCCCCATTGAAGGGTGGCGTCCTTGCGGGGAGTCAGGCTTCGCCCCGTTCGATTGACTCAGTGTCCTCGCCGCGGTTGTCGAGCCAGGCGCGCATGTTGTCTGCGGCTGTCATCTCATCGCACCAGCCGGCGCCAGTGACTACCGCGCCGCTCAGGTCGGATTGCTCAGCCATGCTCGTGGTGATCTGCTTGGCCAATTCCATGAACTTGGCCGGGTCGCTGATCTTGAACACGGCGGTGAAATATTCTCTGCTCATCTCGCCTCCAGTGTGTATGCGCAATGGCGCGGTTAGGCGGTGGCCTTGGCGATTGCGGCATTCATAAGTTCATGAATGGCGTCGTACTCCTTAACCGATTCAGGCGAGAGGAAGCCCGATCCGCTTGGCTCGACGACATCCCACAAACGAGCGTACAGGCGCGAGAAGGCTTGGCACGCCTCCAGAAGCTCAGGTGCCGCAACGATCAGGCGGGCGTTTGCTTCGACTTCGCTTGTGTCGTCAAACTGCTCGCCATGAATCATTCCGCCAACATCGCGAGCAAGGACATAAACAATACCCATATCTTTCGCAGCGCCATCTCGCTCATTGCAGGAGATCACGTTGATTTCTCCATGAAGGCGTTCGATGCCCCACGGCCCCGGCGTGTGCTTGCTCATTCTGTTCTCCTGCCTCTCAGGCGTCTTGCGGTTGAATAGGGCGACGCTTCAAACGGATCGGCAAAAACATCGTCAGAAGCAGAATTCCCCACATTGCAGCGAACTCAAAAAGGGTTGGCATGGATTCCTCTCTTGCCCGGGGGCTGGTAATTGGCTGTATGGGGGAGTGGTCTGGCCGGTGCTGAGTCTCTGTCCGGCTGGCGCCGGGCTGGGTCACTGGCGGACTAGATAGCCGCGCACACGCTATACCCCTAGCGCTGTGCGACCAGACCACTCTCCGATACAGCCTGGCGATGGGGGCCAGGTGGATCGGGCCTGCGTTGGGGAACCGGCAGGCGCGGGTGATGCCCTGCTACCGGCAGGGCGGCGGGTTAAGCTGCGAGCTTCTTGGCTTTCCTTAAGGCGCGCTCGAAACTCTCGAAGTAGTAGGTCTTTTCCGGCTTGAATACGTCTCCGACGTACAGCATCGTTGCTGCGGGATCGCGCTCAAGCACACGTCCTCCAACGAATCCGCGCGGACGGCAGTCGGCTATCAGGATTCCATCCTTGGGCAGATGCTCACCGAATCCAAGCACGGTAACTCCCGCCGCCTTGCATGCTTCAATGCGTTCCTTCTTGAGAGCAAGAAGCCCATCGTTTCTTGTGTAGAGTTTCATGTCCTTTCCTCGGTGATGCCCGGCTATCCGGGGCGGTTGGATTTCCTCGATGCCCCTCTTGCGAAGGGCATCTGAGAAATCGGGGTTGCTGAATTGGGAGACGGTTGGATGGATACGCCATCCGCAGAGCCGTCATGCGCCATTGCCTGGCCGGATCGTGACGTGGTGCTACCACGCCCTCTGCTACACCCCGGTTGCGATCCGGGAATCCGGTATCACCACGCCTGCCCGTGAATAATTCGCCCCAGGCTAGGCGTGGTTCTGGGGATCTCTGTTGGCGGAGCATCTGCGTTCAAAATGCGCAGCGACGAGTCGTATTTGATCGGGTTCGCTGTGCGCGATTCGTGGCGACTGATCCACGCCTCTCCATACAGTTCGAGTTGCTCCATGTGAGATAGCGTAACGACCATCGAGTAATCTTTACCCCACACAGGTCCATCCCTTCCTTCGAATCGAGAATGTAGGTACCAAGCTCGTAGGAACTGGTGGAGATCTTCTTGAGTTGGCATTTCCCATATACCCTTCTGATTGACTTCTTCGATGCGCCTGTCTCCAAGCGCATCTGAGAAATCGTTTTCCCCTTTCGGGGCCGGTCGATCCCGCTTGATGCTTTCGCCTTGCGGGGCCGGGGAGGGTTTCGCGTCCTCCGTGCTAGCCGGTGAGTCTCCGGCTTGTATTCGTAGATGGGTTTCAATCCATCCGTGGATACAAATCTATGCGCATGCGGATAGGGTGTCAACCCGTTTACGAATATTTTTCTGTCGAAATATCCGCCCGCGGTTTGGCGGGGCGAAAAAAAACCGGCTCAGGGGCCGGCTTCAGGATGTGGCTAGATCAGATGCGTCTGTCAGTCCAGGATGCGATGACAACCCCGCAGATCCTTGTGTCCTCAGGAATCTCTATATATCTGCTTGGAAAAGAAGGGTTTAGCGCCATCAGATAGGTTCCGTCCTGGGTGATCTGGATTCTCTTGAAGGTGGTTGATCCGTCTGGAGTTCGAACAACTACATCAGACCCATGCTTATAGTCCAGGTCCGGGTCGACGAGTATGATTTCTCCATCCCTGTAGTCTGGCAGCATGCTCTCCCCATGCACGCGCAGCGCAAAGGATCTCTCGCTGTGAGGGAACGGGCATGGCAAAAGCTCTTCAGCGTCGCCTGGGGCGAAGTTGTCAATGGCTTCTGTGAACATTCCGGCTTGTACCCAAGAGATAAGAGGCACCGGGTCCGTCAGGCCGGATGTCCCTTTGATATTTGTATTCTGTCCCTGAAGCTTGTCGATCAGCCCGGCATCGACCAAATCGCTTGAGTCAACCTTGAACACCCTCGCGATAGCATCCAGTGTGTCGACGCCTGTGTCGCTGTCGCCACGGACAATCCTACTGATAGTGGATTGAGCAACCCCTGACCGCTTCGAAAGCTTCCCCTGGTTGTCAAGATCATCCCTACAGTTCATGAGGTATTTTAGGTTGTTCGCCAGAATTTTCCTGCTATCCGCCATCATTCGGTTCCCGTAAGCCGTATCTGAATATTTTTGCACGCATGCTCATCCGTATGCGGCTTGACGCGGATATTCATATACGGTTTACTATCCATGAATAGATAGAAAAGGTGCCGCCATGCTCCCGAGTAAAACCACCAACCTGCTGGAGTACGTGCAGGACCAACTGAACGAGAGAAAGGGTATCTGGAGCCAGATCAGCCTTTCCTCCGGCGTTCCGTATTCGACGATTGCCCACATTGCCCAAGGGGTTACCGCTAACCCGCGGGTGAAGACGATTCAGGCGCTGCTTGAGTACTTCCACGCCAAGCCAATCAAACCCGCCAAGAAAGCCGCATAAGGAAATCCACCAGATGTACGACAACCCTAGCCACCTGAAGGACCGGGAAATCAAGCTCCGCGTCGATGAGACGACCTACGAACTCATCGGCGCACTGGCTCGTTTCCACCGCACTCAGAAAGCGGTTCTGGTCCGTGATCTTGTTGAGGCCGCATTGGAACGCCTGGCAGAGAACGATAGCGAACAACAAACCGTGGCCTGAAGGCCCTGAGAGGGGCCGATGGCACATATCAGCACGACGCTTAGCCCGAAGGCCTATGAGTGCCTGGTGAGGCTAGCTGAAGAGAAGGGGGTCACCCCTGAAGAGGCCCTGGCGGATTTTCTGGAACAGCAGCTAGCGCGCAAGACCAGACCAAATAACACCAGGGGAACAGTCCAGCCATTTCGGCGAAGGGACTGAAGAGGGCCTGACAAGCCCTATCTGTAGACACAAAAAAGCCGGGATTGCGGCCCGGCTGATTTGAATAACACGACGAGGAAATACTAATGGCCAGAGCACGAAACATCAAGCCTGGAATTATGGCCAACGAGAATCTAGCTGAGGTTTCTCCGATTGAACGCCTCTTGTTCATCTATCTCTGGATGCTCGCTGATAGGGAAGGGCGCTTAGAAGATCGTCCAAAGCGGATCAAGGCCGAGGCTCTTCCGTACGATGACGTTGACGCTAATGAGGCCCTCAATAGTCTCGCCAAGGCTGGGTTCATCATTCGTTACCGCGCCGAAGGTCAAAGCGTTATCCAGGTAGTGAACTTTACCAAGCATCAGGCTCCGCACATGCGCGAGCAGGGTAGCTCATTGCCAGAGTACGTCGCTGAAACTGCCGAGATAGAGCCTTGCCATGTTGAGGCGGTTACTGAGCACAACCTAGGCAGTGCCAAGGCGATGACTAGCCCATCTGATTCTCTGATTCCTGATTCTCTGATTCCTGATTCCAATACCCCCCTACCCCCCAGGGGGGAGGTTGACGGTCTGTTCGACCAGTTCTGGGCCATGTATCCGAACAAGACCTGTAAAGCGAAGGCGCGTGCCAAGTGGGAAAAGCTGAAGGTAACGCCTGACCTGTTCAACAAGATAATGGCAGGGCTTAACAGGCAGTGTGCGAGTCAAGCGTGGCTCAAGGATGGCGGGCAGTTCGTCCCGCATCCGACGACCTGGCTTAACGGCGAGCGATGGAACGACGAGGTGCGCAGCAACGTTCACCAGTTGCCTAGCCGCCACCATGGATTCGCTGATCGCGATTACACCGCCGGCCTGATTGAGCGGGAGGACGGCACCTATGGCTTCTAACGCTCTGAACCTTGAGGTGTGCGATCTGGAGCGCCGTTTCGGGATCGTCTCCAAGACTCCTGCAAAGTGCGAAAAACATGGAGAGTACGCGGCTGTTTTCCGTCGCAACTCTGACAAGCCGACTGGATGCCCTGAGTGCTCACGGGAGCTCGAAGCCGAAAAGCTGCGTGATGAGCAAGCCGAGATGTGGCGCCGAAACGAGCGTGAGCGCATGGAGCGCCGGCTCGCTGGCGTAATGATTCCTCCGCGTTTCCAGGGCCGCACGTTCGACTCGTACCTCGCTCAGAACGATGGTCAGCGAAAAGCGTTGAAGGTCTGCCGACAGTACGCTGATGACTTCGCTGAGAATAAGCGTCTGGGTCGTTGTCTTCTGCTGCTTGGCATGCCTGGAACCGGGAAGACGCATTTGGCGACAGCAATTGCAGGCCATGTCGTCTGCAATAGCTCATCTGTGACGGCTGCATACCGCACTGTCAGCGCAATTCTCCAGTTCGTTAAGGGAAGCTTTGACCGAGATTCTGAGTACACCGAATCCCAAGCGTTCGAGGCCCTCTGCGCCCCCTCACTTCTGATCATCGACGAGGTTGGAGCAACGAAGCCGACAGACTTCGAGCTTGCGACTCTCTTTAGCGTGATCGATGGGCGCTATCAAAATCTGATGCCGACCATCGTGATTTCGAACCTTAAGGCTGAGGAACTGCCAGGTGCCCTTGGCGAACGATGCGTAGACCGTCTGCGCGAGAACGGCGGTATTGCTGTTCGGTTCGACTGGCCTTCGAAGCGCTCGGAGATTCGACATGACTAAGCCGAACAACGGAAAGATCACAACCGAAGGCCTGCAACTGCCGAGCGCTTGCGACATCTGCGGAAAGTCCCGGGCCCATGGAAGCCACGTGAAGTGCAGCAAGATCCGGCAGGCGCAGTACCAGGCGAAGAGGGCTGCGAAATGAAACGCTCCTGGACCGTAATCGTAGGCGCCAAGCGTTTCACGATGATCTTGATGGAAGACTGCGACCCGGTGGTTGTCGTGAAGAGCATTTGGCCGGAAGGGAGGGTCGAGTGATGGATATCGAAAAAAAGATTTTGGACTTGGAGAAAAGTCTGGGCTGGACCCGTGAAGAAGCTGAGTCCTGTGGCTGCAATTTCCATCCTGAAGGCCCCTGTTCGAATTGCTGGTCACTTGGCTGGGGTATTGGCGGGATAGAAGTTGAAGCTCGTTGCGGGGAGTCGACTGATGCCTAAGTTCGAACTGATCCGCATGGAAGGCCTGCGCACCTACGGTCGGCAAGTTGAGGCCAGTTCCTGGAGCGAAGCCGAGCAGCAATGCCGAGACGGCGAAATCGTAAACGGCGAACTGATCGGTGTGTACGACTGCGATCCGGTGACTGAGGCGGTCTGCACTGCGCTCAATGACGTGATGATTGAGCGGATGGAGGCAGTTTATGGATGAACTAATCGAGCGTCCGCTGACCTTCATCCGGGATAAGGCGGCCGAATTCGCGGAAGCAAAGTCGAATCGTGTGTACCTGGAGCAGTTCCGTAAGAGCAAGAAGGCTCTTCTGATGCTTGAGGCTGAGCGTAATGGCGTCAAGACGATTGCTGCTCAGGAGTCGTACGCCTACGCACATGATGAATATCTGAAGCTTCTGAAGGGGCTGCAGGTCGCCGTGGAGCGCGAGGAATACCTGGCTATGCAGATTCGCGCCGCGCAGATCCGCATTGAGCTGTTCCGCACTGAGCAGGCAAACCAGCGCGCGGAGCGCAAGGGGTATGGGGCATGAACAAGGCCGATAAGCAATACCTCTCCAGCGCTTCGGCATTGGGCTGCATCGCTTGCTACATCCAAGGCACGCCTGGAACGCCTGCGGAGATTCACCACCCGCGTGACGGGGCGGGGATCGGCCAACGCTCAGCGCATCGCCGGGGCATACCGCTATGTCCTGCCCATCATCGTGGAACGATGCATCCGGCAGTTCCGAGCATTCACCAAGACAAACAGAGATTCATTGAGCGCTTTGGTACTGAGGCCGCGCTGGTTGCGCTGGTGCATCAGCTAATTGGCGTGGAGGACGCGGCATGAAGATCACAAACGTCGAGTGGAACGAAGGGGCGCCTGATCTGCTCGCTACCGGGATGATCATTGAGGACGAGGACAATGGTTTCCTTGTCATCGGGGACATTCTTATCGACGGCGCGCCATTCTCAAATTCGCGGGAAACACCAGTCGTAAAACGTTGGGCATGGCTCATCCAGCCCCACGAACTCGCCTGGCTCGAAGACATGGCAAACAAGCACAAAGCGAGGGCGCGGGGATGAGCGAAGTCGTGCAATTCAAACGCAAGGCGGACGCAGTGATTGAAGCCGCCGAGGAATTCGAGGGTAACGTCCTTGCCTGCGTTGTAGATGCGCAGGAGAAGGGCGTTCCTGCCTGGATGATGCTCGGCAAGATGATGGAGGTCATCGCCGACCTACAGCATGGCGGCGTGGTCTTGGAGCCGGAGGACGGGGCATGACCAACTCCCGCGCCAAGGGCGCCCGCGTAGAACTCGACTTCGCCAAGCTGTGCTTCGAACACCTGGGCATCAAGGTCGAGCGAAACCTCGAACAATCGCGTAGCGGTGGACACGATCTGAGCGGCTTGGATGGATGGGCGCTTGAGATCAAAGCACGAGCAAACGTGCCTGGGCGGAAAGAACTGCTCGGCATGTGGACTCAGACCCTTGACCAGGCCCAGCGCGCTAAGTCGAAGCCGGCGTTGGCCGTGAAGGTGGACCGTCGCGGCTGGACCGTCTACGTCGATTTGGCAGACCTCAGTGACGCGTGGGTGCCATGCAAATCCTGGGCTGCGATTGAGCCAGAGGACTTTTTCCAGCTTGTTCGGGAGGGGATGTGATGAGTGATCTTCCACGTTGCAGTCATGGGAAAACGATTCTTGAAAGGTGCAGAGACTGCGAGCGGATGGCTTCGGTCGAGACTGATTCTGCACTGAGCATCCAGGAGGGTGGTGCGCATTACAAAGACCAGCCTATTCAGCCCGTTCAATACATCCATGCCAACGGAATCGGCTACCTCGAAGGAAACGTGATCAAGTACGTCTCCCGGTGGAGGAAGAAGAACGGAATCGAAGACCTGAAGAAGGCAAAGCATTACATCGAGCTTTTGATCGAACTCGAATCCAAGCAGGAGAGCGTCTGATGGCCGGTAAGTACTCCAACGAGCAACTGATGGAAGCTTTGAATGGGCGCACCGTGGCTCAGGCCGCTGCATACCTAGGAATCCATGAGCGCACCATGTGGGCGCACAAGGCGCGGCTCATGCGTGAGATTCAAACTCCAATTGTAGAGATGCCGCCGAGCGCTGATCTCTCCTATAGGGAGTTGGTGCAGGATCGAATTCGCCGTTATCAGCGCAAGATGCAGCATGAGGAAGGCCGCAAGCTGATCAACGTAAGAGTCCCTATTGAGGGGCCTTATGCGCTGGTCTTCATGGGTGACCCACACGTGGATGACGACGGCACCGACTGGATGACCTTGCAGCGTGATATCCAGATCATCAACGACACCGAAGGCATGTACGCCTGCAACGTGGGCGACACCACCAACAACTGGGTGGGGCGCCTGGCTCGTCTCTATGGAGAACAGTCGACCTCCGCCAAGGAGGCCTGGATTCTCGCAGAGGGGTTCATCAAGGAGCTGAAGCACAAGTGGTTGTTCCTGATCGGAGGCAACCATGACGCCTGGAGCGGCGCGGGCGACCCCCTTGACTGGATTACCGGCAGCGTGAATGCCCTGTACCAGTCCAGCGAATGCCGGCTCTCCGTGAACAGCGGTAAGCATGCCATCGTGATCAATGCCCGCCATGATTTCGCCGGCCACTCCATGTGGAACCCGGCGCACGGCGTCATGAAGGCTGTGCAGATGGGCACCTGGGACCACATCAGCGTCTGCGGCCACAAGCACGTCACAGGCTACATGCCGCTGAAGTCGCCGAGCGGGCGAATCTGCCACGCAATGCAGGTCAGCAGCTACAAGATCTTTGACCGGTACGCCCGCGAGAAGGGGTTCCGTGACCAGAACATCAGTCCAGCGATGGTCGCAGTGGTGAACCCTGCGTACCCCGACAACGACCCGCGCATGATCACCATACTGCACGACGTGGCTGAGGCAGCCGAGTTTCTGCGCTGGAAAAGAGAGAGGGAAGCGGCATGAACAAGAAACGGGGAGCGCTTTGGGATACCGAATACATGCTGGAGCAATGGGGCTGGTGGCGCATGAGCGGAATGGGTGTTCCGCGCTACGTGTCGCCAAGCTTTGCGCTCATGCGTGACAACGTGCAGCAGCACAGTAGCGTGAGCTTCAGCATTACCGACGAGCTGGCTATGAGCGTAGATAGTGCTGTTGCCCGCCTGACCGCAAGGGAGAAGCAGCACGGCGTCAATGGTCCATTCATGGGCGACTGCCTTTGGCTCTACTTCGGCGCAAAATGGACGGCTGTGCGTGTCGGGAAACACCACGGCATCAGCGAAGCCAAGGCTCGCGAACTGATCAAGGCTGGCGTGGCATGGGTGGATAGCGCTCTGGAGAGCATGAGGGAGGCGGCGTGATGGGTGGAGATCCAAAAATCGCATATCGGATGACTCCTGCGCAATGTAAACGCTATATGGATCGTGTCATCAGTATGTACAGAAGGCAACTGGTGATTCATGCGGTAGGCCTACCGTTAGTGCTTAGTTTTTTCGCTTTTCTTGTGGTCAAACTAGGTTGGTGATTGCTGTAGCGCTTAGCATTGGTTTGGAGGCAGCATGAAGGGGCGTAGAAAAGAGGAATGGATTAAAATTTTCGAAGAAAGCCACCAAATTTCGGATAGCTTTGGATGCGAGATTCGTTCTCGGCTAGGCTATTTGGCTTCAGCAATATTCGGAATTGGAACATACGATTCTGATATGGATGAGTTGATGGCTTGGCGTGCCATTGAAGTCTGCAAGGCTATTAGCAACAGGACGACTTTTGACTACATAAAGGATACGGAAAATTACAGATGGTATTTGATCATGTGTCATCTTCCGTTCTTCGCGGATAGGATCGATTGGGGTGGATCAATTCGCGGAGCATGGTGGTCGTCTTATGAAGGAATCCGATTCGAATCTTGCGATTTGTATTCTGGAGATGCTCAGATGTGCGACGAGATAGTGTTCGATGAAGAAGGCTGGGATGCTTTTATTAAAGCCGTTATAGAGTACGGATCTAAAGAGTTTATTGTTGACAAACGCGCGGAAGGGTGAAAAGATTCACATAGTTTGCGGTTTTACCGCATTGAGAATCCATAGGCATCCCGTACCTATGCTGGGACGATTAGGTCCGTCTCGCCATCGGTCGGCGAATGGCAAAGGTGGGAATATCCCACTGTTTTGATATGGATCGCCTTGGACACGCAGGCGTTAAAGTGAAGTGGGAGCCGGTGGAAGCCCGGCACTCACACATGCGGCAGAATAAAGCAAGGGTCGCCTATGGCGATCAAGGCGAAAGCCCCGGATCCTTGCTCTGCGGGTGTGACGCCGGATAGTCCGGCACCTATTCAGAGCCCAGCCTAGCGCTGGGCTTTTTGTTTATGCGCCTCCCCAGCGCATGCCCGCAGCCGCGCGGGCGTTTTATTCACCTGTAGCCCCTCACCGGGTAGTCCGAGACTATGAAGATGCCTGAAAAGGACCCGAACTTCTGGTCAGCGGCATTGGCGTGGCTGACCACTGTGTCGCCGCAGCTTTACGCCCTGGCGTTGTCGGTAGTGGTCGCGGTCACACGTGTTATTTATGGCGGTGGAACTCGTCGACAAGCGCTGATGGAAGGCGCGCTCTGTGGCCTCGTTACGCTGACCATCGTTCCTCTCCTGACCTATTTCAATCTGCCGGAAAACATGGCTGCCTTCGCTGGTGGCTTCGTTGGCTTCCTCGGCGTGGAGAAGATCCGCGCAGTAGCTGAGCGTTACGTCAATTCGAAGGTAGACAAGCAGTGAGCATCTCTCCCTCTGCACTCGACACACTCACCAAGACAATTTGGGGTGAGGCTCGCGGAGAGGGAAGGGAAGGCATGATTGCTGTCGCCTGGGTGATCCTCAACCGTGCAGCAATTGGCGGCTGGTGGGGCAACAGCATCGAGACTGTATGCCTGAAGCCTTGGCAGTTCTCATGCTGGAACGCCAACGATCCGAACGCTCCCTACATGCGCGGTCGCAAGGCTATCCCTGGCCATCAATATACCGCTGCGCGCGAAGCCGCCCTGGCTGCCGTAGAAGGGCATGAGAAAGACCCAACCCTGGGCGCAACCCACTACTACGCACCCAAGGCCGTGAAAGAACCCGCATGGGCCAAGACTGCGACTAAGACAACGCAGATCGGCGGCCACATCTTTTTCAAGAACGTGAAGTGATGGAATGGCTCGGCGCGATCCTCATCCTCGCAGTGATCGCCCGCAACGCCTATCTCGTCATCGATGAGTGGTCAGTCGGTGGAGTCATCTGGCACGTCCTGATGGTGCTGGGCTGGTCGGTTCTGTTTTGGATCCACGTATCCGGCATCGTGCTCGGCAAGGTGTTCTGTGACTAAATGGCTGATCGTTGCAGTGGGTGTGCTATGTGCTGCACTGCTGATCCTCTGGCTACGCCTCGACGTGGTGTCGATGCAGCGTGACCAGGCCAAGCAAGCCGCAAGCGACGCAGTAGCAAAGCTGATCCTCAACGACCGCACCGTCACTCAGTACGTCGACCGCATCCAGTACGTGGAGCAGGCCGCCAAGACAATCGTCAAAGAGATTCCGGTCTATGTCACTCCCGAAGCTGACGCTAGTTGCGATGTGTCTGGCTTTGTACGCCTGCACAACGACGCCATCGATCGACTCTCCGCCGGCCCTGCTGATGAAGCCGCCAAGGGAGCTACAGAAGGCTCCAAGTGACGCTCGGTTATCCGGTGTGGCTGAGACAGTCATCTCCAACTACGCAGCATGCTCGGCCAATACCGAGCAACTGAAGGCCCTACAGGAATACATCAAAGAGCTGCGCCAATGACTTTCGTTATCTCTGATGAAACCCTTGCGCTAGCGAAGCATGGAAGGATCTGGCGTGTCAGCCATAGCTGGACACTAGGTGCGGCTGAGTCATTTCACTTTGGGTTTGTCGTCGGCGAGCGAGACATGATTGCTCTATCCCGTGAGTACTTCACTGGAAGTACTGGCTTGAGGGTAGAGCTATTCCAGGCCTCATTCACTGGTGGCGCTCAGGCAAAAACTATCAATCGCCGTCTTTCGTTCAACCCCGCAAATCCTCCCGTTCAGTTCATGCAGGGAGTGACGCCTGGGGCGCTCGGGTCCGTAATAACTGGATTCGAGACATCCAGCACAGCATCAACGCTGGTAGGGAAAGACGGCGACAAGGAGCCGTTCATTCATACGGCACTCGCATCCTATGTTCTGCGTATCACGAATACCGGGACAGGATCACAGCCATTCTCGTTTTCGCTCGACTTCCGCGAAAAGAACCCTTCGGAGTACTGATATGGCCTCCTACGAAGTAAAGACTTCCGACGGCATCGTACACAAGGCAGAGGCCAATACTCACATCATCGATTCCATTGGGCTGCATCTGTACGCAGACGCTGGGCGTGTCGTTGCTGTGTTCCGTGCCTTTGAGTGGGTGCGCGTATACCCGGAAGTAGTGACTGCCCCGGTTGAACCAGAACAACCCGCCCCTGAAACCACCACCAGCCCGGAAGCTACCGGGGAGTAAGTCATGAGCATCGGTCGCCCTACCAAGTACAAGCCCGAGTACATCAAGACCGCCAGGGCATTGGCAAAACTGGGCGCTACCAATGCTGAGATGGCTGAAGCGTTCGGGGTGTCCCTCTCCACGTTCAACCTGTGGAAGGTCCAGCACGAAGCCTTTTCGGATGCCATAAAAATTGGCAAGGACGTTGCTGATGCCCGAGTGGTAGATGCGCTGTACCACCGAGCTATGGGGTTCAGCCATGCTGACACGGATATCCGCGTTGTAGATGGCGCAATCGTCGAGACTCCCATCATCAAGCATTACGCCCCTGACACCACCGCTGCCATCTTCTGGCTGAAGAACCGGCGCCCTGAAGAGTGGCGCGACAAGCAAGAGCTTGAGCACAGTGGAAATATTGCGCTGACTGATCGAATCCTGGCGGCCCGCAAGCGTGCAAACACAGAGGATTGACCCCGAGGCCCTGCTTGCTGAGGACATGGGGAAGTTCTTCTATGACCCGCTTGGATGGGTGCTGTATGCGTTCGAGTGGGGCAAAGGCGAGTTAGAAGGATTCGATGGCCCTGATGACTGGCAACGCGAGTTCCTGAGCGATTGGGGCGAAGCGATTCGGTCGAACAACTTCGATGGGATGAAACCTGTCGACGCCTACAGAGCAGCAACAAGCTCCGGCCACGGTATTGGTAAGTCCGCTCTGTCGTCGTGGATCATCCTCTACATCATGAGCACCAGGCCGCAGTCCAAGGGTGTGGTAACTGCAAACACTGGCGAGCAGTTGCGCACCAAGACCTGGGGCGAGCTAGGCAAGTGGAAGAAGCGGTGCATAACCGGCCACTGGTTCGAGTACAACAACGGCAAGGGGAACATGAACATCTATCACCCGGCACACAGCGAAAGCTGGCGGGTAGATGGTCAGACTTGTCGTGAAGAGAACAGTGAGTCCTTTGCAGGTCTGCATGCTGCAACGTCATCGCCCTGGTATCTGTTCGACGAAGCGTCCGCTGTTCCGGACAAGATATGGGAGGTTGCAGAAGGCGGCCTGACTGACGGTGAGCCATTCTGGTTTGTGTTCGGGAACCCCACCAGGAACACAGGCCGATTCCGCGAGTGTTGGCGTAAATTCCGCCATCGTTGGAAGACCAGGCAGATTGATAGCCGGTCAGCCAAGATGACTAACAAAGACCTGATCAAGCAGTGGGCTGCCGACTACGGCGAAGACTCTGACTTTTTCAAGGTGCGTGTTCGCGGCCTGTTCCCGTCGTCCTCTGATCTGCAATTCATCGGCACCGGTCTAGTCGATGCCGCAATGGCGCGCGTCGTGACTGAGGCGATGGTGAGCCACGCCCCAGTGGTGATCGGCGTTGACCCGTCTTGGGCGGGCGATGACGAATTCGCCATCTATCTGCGCCAGGGGCTGCACAGCAAGCTGATCGCCACATACCAGAAGTCTGACGACGACGTTCTTATGGCTCAGCGTATTGCCCAACTGGAAGACCAGTACAAGGCCGATGCAGTGTTCGTCGACTTCGGCTATGGCACAGGCATTGTCAGTGCCGCTAGGGCCATGGGGCGCAACTGGACGCTTGTGCAGTTCGGCAGCGCTTCGAGCGATCCCGCAATGCTTAACAAGCGTGGCGAGATCTGGAACGCGATGAAGGAGTGGCTCAAGGCTGGTGGTGAACTCAACGACCAGCAGACCGCAGACGAGATCTCGGCACCTGAGTATCGCGTCAAGCTCGACGGCAAGATCGTGCTTGAGGACAAGGCCGAGCTGAAGAAGCGTGTCGGCATCAGCCCCAACCGGGCCGATGCACTGGCTCTCACGTTCTCTTTCCCGGTGGTCAAGAAATCGTTCTATGCCGGCAACGGCGGACACCAATCCACGTACGACCCATTTAGCTGAGGACACACGCCATGGGCGGAGCAGTTAAGAAGATCGCCAGCGCCGCAACGCTTGGCCTGAGTGATGCTGTATTGGGCGCCACCGAAGCGCCGAAGACTCAGACAACTGAGATGAAGGACATCGAAAGCAACGACGCTCAGAACGTCGACAGCTTCAACGAGGACCGTCGCCGCCGTGCGCGGATGGCTGGTATCTCGAGCACGATCCTTGGCGGTGCGCTGGGCACTCCTGCCACCACTGCAACCAAAACCCTGCTCGGGGGCTGACATGTCTGAAGCTCTGCGCCGCAACGCGGAAAAGCGCCTGGCGATGCTCAAGAACGAGCGCACATCCTGGGAGCAGAACTGGCGCGAGCTGTCTGACTTCATCCAGCCCATGCGGTCCCGTCTGCTGTGTGATCAGCAGGTCAACAAGGGCGACAGGCGCAACAACAAGATCATCAACAACGAGGCCACCGAGGATGCCGGCGCGCTTGCTGCTGGCATGATGAGCGGCCTCACCTCGCGCTCCAGGCCGTGGTTCAACTTGGTCGTCCAATCCAAGCAGGCGATGGAGTTCGGACCGGTAAAGTCTTGGCTCTTCGAGGCTACCGAGCGTGTGCGCGATGTGCTGTTGCGCTCGAACTTCTACAACTGCCAGCACGTGTCCTATCTCGAGATGGGTGTGTTCGGCACTGGCGCAATCTGGATCGACGAAGACCCGAAGAACGGCATCCGCTGCGAGGTGTTCACTGCCGGCGAGTACTACGTTGCCAACGGTGCGGATGGTAAGTGCAACGCGTTCTATCGCGAGTTCAAGTTGACCGCTGCGCAGATGGCAGAGCGGTTTGGCAAAGAGAACCTCAGTCCCCAGGCCCAGGCCGCGCTCAGCGAGGCGCGTCAAGACCAGTGGTTTGACTGCGTGCAGATGGTCGAGCCAAACGCCGACTATCTGCCAGGCTCCAAGGTAAGCCGTCTGCTGCCCTATGTCTCGCTGGTGTGGGAGAAGAGCGCCGAGCCAGGCAAGGTGCTTGAGCACCGTGGCTTCCACGAATTCCCGGTAGCCGTAGTGCGCTGGGATACTCTGCCAGGCGATTGCTATGGCACTGGTCCAGGTCGTCGCTGCCTTGGCGATATCAAAGCACTCCAGCTATACGAGCGTAGTTCTGCCCGGATGGCTGAGACAGGTTCCAATCCTGCCGTCCAGGCGCCGGTATCACTGCAAGGCAAACCGAGTTCCACCAACCCGGGAACGATCACATACGTCGATCAGGTCGGGGCGCAAAACTCGATCATGCCGATCTACGAGCCCAACCCTCAGTGGCTCGCAGTGATCGAAGGCAAGATTGCACGCCATGAGGCCCGCATCCGTCGCTCGTTCTACACCGATCTGTTCCTGATGATCAGTGAGATGGACGACGTACGCACGGCCACCGAGATCAACGCACGCCGCGAAGAGAAGATGGCGATGCTTGGCCCGGTAGTTGAGCGCGTCGACTACGAAGGCCTAGACCCGATCATCGAGCGCGTGTTTGGCATCATGCTTCGCCAGTCCATGCCGATTTGGGCGGGCATCATCGATGGCGAGCCTTTGCTGCCTGAGCCTCCGGAAGAGTTGGGCCAGAACGTAGTCGAGGCCGACTACATTTCGATCCTGGCGCAGGCTCAGAAGGCTGGTGCGGTCAATGGCCTGGAGCGTATCGCTGCCACCATCGGCAACCTTTCTGGCGCATTCCCCGAGGTGCGCGACAAGTTCGATGCGGACCAGTGGGTCGACGAGTACGCCGAAGCGGCTGGCGTTGTCCCGACTGTCATCCGTGGCGACGAGGAGGTTGCCGCAATCCGCGAACAGCGCGCCCGCCAGCAGCAGGCCGCAGAGGCGCAGCAGGCACTCGCCAGCGGTATCGAAGGCGCCAAGCTTCTATCCGAAACCCAGGTCACGCCAGACAACGCGCTAGGCCAGCTACTCGGAGCATAAATGTTCGAAGACGACGAGATCACGCAACAGCGTGAGGACGCCTCGCGCCTGAAGCAAAGGCAGCGTGAGGACGACGTGAAGTCTCAGATGGCGACCCTAAGCGGTCGCCGTTTTGTTTGGGATCTTCTGGGCTACACGCGGTACGAAGGCCGCTCAACCCTCTTCGATACCCACGGCGGACGCCAGAGCTATCTACTCGGCGCCTATGAGGTAGGCCGAAAACTTTCCGAAGAAATCCGAACCCTCTGTCCTGAGCAGTACCTGCTCATGGTCAGGGAGAACAGCAAACAACCCGACGAGGTTAACCAATGACCGAAGCAGTCGATACCGCCACCACTACCGCAAGCGGGACCGAGAGTGCGACGTCAGAGGCCCAAGCAAGCCAGCAACAAGCTGCCGAGCAGGGCCAACAGCAGCAAGCCCAAGCGCAACAACAGGAGCAGAAGCCCGCAGTACCCGACGCGTACAAGTTCGAATCCCTCCCCGAGGGCTACGACTTCAGCGCCGAGGCTCAGGCCGAATGGTCCGGCGTGTTCAAGGAGCTGGGTCTGACCCAGGAGCAGGCCAGCAAGCTGGTCGAGATGGACGCCAAGCGGCAGGCATCGGGTGCCCAGGCATCTGAGCAGGCCGCAATCGAGTTCCGCAACCAGCAGGTCTCCAAGTGGGAATCCGAGCTGAAGCAAGACGCGGCATTCGGGGGCGCCAATTTCGAGGCCAACGTTGGCATCGCACAGAAAGCTCTGGCCGATTACGGCACCCCTGAGCTGACCGCGATGCTGAAGGAATCCGGGCTTGGATCCCACCCGGAAGTCGTCCGCTTCTTCCACCGAGTCGGTCAGCAATTGGCCGAGGGCAAGCTGCATCGCACCACCACCGAAGTCCCAACCGAACGCTCGCTGGCCGAGCGGATGTACCCCAACTATCCCGCTTAAGGAGTCCCCATCATGGCGACTATTGGCAATACCGTTCCGACGCTGCTCGACGTAGCAAAACGACTGAACCCGGATGGCGGCGGCATCATGCCGATTGCTGAGCTGCTGTCCCAAGAAAACGAAATGCTGCTGGACATGCCGTGGTACGAAGGCAACCTGCCCACCGGCTCGCGCATCACCACCCGCACCGGCCTTCCGAGTGTGATCTACCGCAAGCTGAACAGCGGCGTTCCGCCTAGCAAGTCGACCACTGCGCAGGTTGATGAGGCTTGCGGCATCATGGAAGCGCGTGGTCAGGTCGACGTTGATCTGGCGATGCTCAACGGCAATACCGCGTCCTTCCGCCTCTCCGAGTCCAAGGCTTTCATGGAGTCCATGAACCAGGCCATGCAGCGCGGCGTCATGTACGGCAACACCGACGTCACCCCCGAATCGTTCACTGGTATCGCGCCGCGCTTCAACACCGTCAGCACCGCAACTGCCGCAACCGCTGCAAACGTCATCGACGCTGGCGGCACCGGTTCTACCAACACCTCGATCTGGCTGGTTGGCTGGGGCGAGAACACTGTCCATGGCATCTATCCGAAGGGTTCACAAGCCGGCCTGGTCCACAAAGACCTTGGCGAAGGCGACGCTTTTGATGAAAACGGCAACCGGTTCCGCGCCCTGATGGATCAGTACCAGTGGAAGGCCGGTATCGCGGTCAAGGACTGGCGCTACATCGTTCGTATCGCGAACATCGATGTGTCCACCCTGACCAAGAACGCCGCCTCCGGCGCTGACATCATCGACCTGATGACCCAGGCGCTGGAACTCATCCAGGGGTTGACCGGCGTAACTCCGGTGTTCTACGTGTCCCGCCGCATCCGTTCGTTCCTGCGTCGCCAAACCGTCAACAAGGTTGCTGCAAGCACCCTGACCTACGAGAACGTGGCCGGCAAGCCTGCGCTCATGTTCGGCGAAGTCCCGGTTCGCCGCGTCGACGCCATCCTCAACACCGAAGCCCGCGTGGTTTAAGGAGAAGATCATGTACGTCGATAAGCAAGCCGAGTTCTCGGACAGCCAGGCGGTAACGGCTACCGCCATTTCCACCAACGTCTACGACCTGTACCCGCGTGGTAATGCGGTCAACACCAACGTCACCCGCGACATTGGTGTGGGCGAGGACATCTATCTGGTCGTCCAGTGCGACACCACTGCAACCGCAGCCGGCGCCGCAACCGTGACCGTCAGTCTGGAGTCGTCTTCGACCGCAGATCTGGCAACCACCCCGACCGTGCACTTCGTATCGGCAACCCTGGCTCTTGCCAACCTTGTCGGTGGCACCACCCTGCTCGCCATCAAGCTGCCGGCTGGCCAGTACAACCGGTACGTTGGTGTGCGCTACACCGTCGCAACCGGCCCCCTGACTGCCGGTGCGTTCTCTGCGTTCCTGGCCAAAGACATCCAGGCGTTCCGCGCCTATGTCAAAGGCTACAACTTCTGAGGACTGACTGATGGCTAAGAAAGAAGAAGCCAAGAGCGGAACCGCTAAGTGGTGTGAAGTGCTCGAAGTGAGCTACATCGCAGATCGCATCTGCCAGCCCGGCGAAAAGGTTCTGTACGACCCGGGCGAGGATGGCGTAATCGGGCCAAATCTTCGCGAAATCAAAGAAGACGAAGCCAAGTAACACCTCAGGGCCCTTCGGGGCCCTTTTCTATTTCCGAGGGACGCCATGAGTTCGATAGTAGACATCGCCAACATGGCGCTTTCGCACATCGGTAACAGCGAGCGTATCAACGCCCTGGATGAGGCGAGTGCGCAGGCCGAGCAATGCAGCCTGTTCTTCGAGCCGTGCGTTGACGAGGTATTGCGCGCCATTCCGTGGGGGTTCGCCACCGCGTTCGTGGACCTGGCAGAGGTGGCGATCAACCCCGACCCTGAGTATCCCTACTGCTATGCGATGCCCGTTGACTGCCTGTTGGCTCGTCGCATTGTCAATTCGGTGTGGCCTGTCGGCTACTACCCGTTCCCCTGCGACTACCAGTTGCCGCAAATCCCGCCGATCCAGTTCCGTGTGATCAACGGATCAAGCGGCAGGTTGATCTCGACGACTGTCTCTCCCGCGAAGCTTGAGTACACCACCAAGCTCTCTACGCCAGAGATCTTCGATCCGATCTTCGTGTCTGCGCTGTCGTGGAAGCTTGCGGCAAAGATCGCTCCTGCGCTGAGTCGTGACGCCAATATCGCCCAGACCTGCGAACAGCAGTATCAGTACGAAATCCGTAATGCTGGGGCTGCCATGCTCAACGAAGCTCAGCGTGGCCCGCAGCCTGAATCTTCCTTCATCTCGGTGCGCTCATGACCCTGCTCGTTCAGCCGTCTTTCAGCGCGGGCGAGATGGCGCCTGCGACCTATGGCCGTGTTGACCTGGCGCGCTACTACACTGGTCTGCGCACCTGTCGAAACTTCCAGGTGCTACCCGAGGGTGGCGTCCAGAACCGGTCTGGCACGAAGTTCATTGCCGAGGTGAAAGCCAGTGCGAACTTCACTCGCCTAATTCCATTCCAATATTCGACCGAACAGACCTACATCTTGGAGTTCGGCAACCTGTATATCCGCTTTGTGAGCAATGGCGGGCAGGTTGTCAGCGGATCGGTGCCCTACGAGATTGCTAGTCCGTATACGACTGCCGATCTGCGCGACCTGAAGTTCACTCAGTCTGCCGATGTCCTGACCATCGTTCACCCGAACTATGCCCCCCGTGAACTGAAGCGTCTTGCGCCGACCAACTGGACTTTGACAACTATCGCGTTCCAGCCTGGCATAGCTGCGCCAACTGGTCTTTCTGGCTCTCCGCGGACTGGTGGTTCTGGAGACACAACGAACTACCGGTACCGGGTTACGGCAGTCAGTTCGAAGGACACAGGCTCTATCGAGTCCTGGGCGAGTAATACCGTCACTGTGGCGAGTTGGGACGGCAAGCCAGGCGCCACCCTGTCCTGGACAGCCGTAACGGGTGCGGACCATTACAACATCTACAAGGACAAGTCATCGGGGGTTTTCGGCTACATCGGCCAGGCTGACACAACTTCGTTCAGCGACATCAACATCGCGCCTGACAACGACAAGACTGTGCCGATTGGATACAACCCATTCACTGGTGGCAACAACCCATCGGTCGTAGGCTACTTCCAGCAGCGGCTTGTGTTTGCGGCCAGTAACAGTCAGCCTCAAACCATATGGATGAGCAGGGTCGGAGACTTCCATAACTTCGGATACTCGGACCCCTACAAGGACGATGACGGCATCGAGTTCACGATTGCCAGCCGCGAGGTCAACCAGATTCGTCACCTTGTATCCCTTCGTGATCTTCTGGTACTGACCTCAGGCGCAGAGTGGTCGGTCAGTTCGTCGAAAGAAACCGGCATCACTCCTGAGTCGATCTCTGTCAGCGCCCAGAGCTATTTCGGGTCGAGCGGTGTTATCCCGGCGGTCTATGCCAATACTGCGCTGTACATCCAGGCCCGGGGCGGCAAGCTGTCCACGCTCGCCTACAACGACATCGATGCAGGCTTCAGGCCCAGCGATGTGAGCGTGCTTTCGTCTCACCTGCTGCGTGGGTACACCATCGAAGATCAAGCGTTCACGCTGACGCCCAATGGTGTCCTATGGATGGTCCGTAACGATGGCGTGTTGCTCGGATTCACGTTCATGCCCGAGCAGCAGGTTTTCGCCTGGCATCGCCACGATACCGACGGCGAGGTGGAGTCCGTAGCGACTGTCCCTGAAGGCGACGAGGACATCCTGTACATGATCGTCAAGCGTACGATCAATGGGTCTACCAAGCGTTACATCGAGCGCATGCAGTCGCGGCAGTTGAACAAGTTCGAAAGCGGGGATTACGTTTACGACCGCTCGTTCTTCGTGGACTGCGGCCTGACCTACGACGGGCGCGGCACCATGAGCGCTACGCTGACCGGCGGGACTGACTGGAAATACCCGAACGCGCTGACCCTTGAAGCGCTATCGGCTCCGTTCAATCCCGGCCATGTTGGGCGCTATCTGATTCTCTACGGCGGTGGAGACGAGAACAACATTGGCGATGTGCTGACCGTCAAGATTCTCGCCTATGACTCCCCTGGTGTCGTTTCCGTGGAGCCTCAGACGATTGTCCCTGAGTCGCTACGGGGAATCCCGGCAACACGCTGGGGCTTCGCCGCAACCACCATCAGCGGCCTTGGCCATCTTGAGGGGAAGACGGTTTCGATTCTCGCGGACGGAAACGTCGCGCCTCAGGCCGTTGTCTCTGGCGGCTCGATCACCCTGGATGGTCCATCGCTAGTCGTCCATATCGGCCTGCCGATCACTGCGGAGATCGAGACGCTAGATATCACCATGCAGAACCAGCAGGCGTTCCTCGGCAACAAGAAGCGCATCAACCAGCTTGTCGTGCTGCTGGAGCAGAGTCGCGGCTTTTGGGCCGGCGCTCGGAGTGATCGTCTTAGGGCTGCGAGCGGTTGGGAATACAAGCAGCGTGCGACGGAGAACTACGGCGAGCCTATCGAACTGAAGACCGGCAAGGCTGAGATCAGCATCAGTACAGACTGGACGGACGACGGACGGATCTTCATCCGCCAGAGCGATCCGCTGCCCATCACCATCTTGGGAGTGTTGCCGAATGTCCAGGCCGGGGGCTGAGCTTAGGCCTGTCGACGAACAGGTGATTGCGCACGTCGTGGCCAATGTTCGCGAGGCCGACCGGCTTGAGTTCGAGGCTATCCGTGGCGTTGATGTAGAGCAGGAGTTGCGCAACGCCCTGGAGCAAAGCGAAGAGGCATTTGTTCTGGTCAGTCGTGGTGAGCCTGTCGTCATCTTCGGATGCATTCGGTACGACGACCGAATAGGCGTCCCTTGGATGATCAGCACGCATGCCGTTACCAGGCATCGCGCAGCTTTCCTCCAGGAGTGCAGAGATCAGATTGGCCGCATGCGTCAACGCTACGCGGCTCTCATCAATTACACCGACGCCAGATATGGGCAGGCCCTGCGCTGGATGCAGTGGCTCGGCTTCGACATGCTCGATGCTGTCGAGTACGGCGTAAACGGTGAACTTTTCCACCCATTCACTATGCGAGGCGAACTATGGGCGCAGCATTAGCGGCAGGCGCTGCCGGAGCTGGCGGGCTGCTGAATGCCTATTCGCAGATTCAGCAGGGCAAGGATGCTGTACGCACCGCGAACCGACAGCAGGCCTATCTAAATCGCCAGGCACGTCAGGTGCTGGATCAAGGCGAATTCGAAGACGCTCAATTGTACGAACAGGGGCGGCAGATCGTTGGCGCCCAACGTGCCGGGTTCGCGGCTAACGGCGTAGACGTGAACAGCGGAAGCGCGTCCCGTGTTCAAGAGTCGACGATGAATCAGGTTGCCATGGATGCGGAGCAGGTCAGACGCAACGCATTCAACCAGGCGTTTGGTCTGGTCACGCAGGGTAACGAAGGGATTCGCCAGGCCCGCGCCGACTATCGCACTCGTCGCCTGAATGCCTTCAGTTCTCTTCTCACTGGCGGCTCGCAAGCCTACGGCAACTACAGGGCGCTTTCCTGATGGCAGCACAGATCCCGCAATATCGGCGCAGGGTAGGCCCTGACGTCGCACAGGCGCCCCGAGCGCTTGGCCAGAGCGTTGATGCGTCAGGCCTGGCCCAAGGCATTAACTCTGCGGTAAACGCCTTCGTGCAGGTCCAGCGGCAGGAGATCGAGGACGCGAACCGTACCGCTGTCCTTGAGGCTGACAATGGGCTTGGTGCGTGGGAAAACGACACGCTCTTTAACCCGGAGTCCGGCGCTTTCACAAAGAAAGGGCGGGGAGCCCTGAACATTACCCAGTCGACCTTGGAATCGTTCGACAAGCAGCGCGAACAGATTTCCTCAAATCTGGCGAATGAGAGCCAGCGCGAGATGTTCAACCAGGCGGCATTGCGTCGCCGCGAAGGTCTACAGGCAAAGCTCGGACAGTACGAGTTCCGCGAGCAACAGGTCTACAAGGATGAGGTCGACAAATCCTCCATCCAACTGGCAATGGACACTGCTGCGCTGAACTACAACGACCCGCAGTCTATCGAGCAAAACCGCGCCAAGATGGATGCTGTGATCCAGATGCGTGGCGCCCGCATGGGGTGGTCTCCCGAAGAGATGGAGAACCAGCGGCGCCAGGCTAACAGTTCGCTGTCGCAGGCCGTTATCCAGCGCATGCTGATCGACTCGCCGCAGAAGGCGCGAGCCTACTACGACCAGTTCAAGACTGGCATGTCTGCCGAGGACCAGATCCGTGCCAGCAATGGCATTGACCAGGCGTTCCGTCGCCAGGAGGCGGAGGCGCGCCAACGTATGGTTGAGCAGCGTCAGCTTCAGGCCATCGCCAGGTCTGAACTCAGTAGCCGTGTACAGGATGCCCAGGCCGCATACCTACAAGGCTTTGACTATGCCGATCCTCCTTCGTTGGCAGACTTCAAGAATGCCTATGGTGATCGTGCACAGGAGCAGTGGGATTCGTTCCGCAAGGTTCAGGAGGTGGCCCCGGCTATCCGGGAGTTTGCTACTGCTGATCCGGCTGAGCGAGAGGCCATTCTTAGCCGCTTCCAGCCAACTACTGATGGCGTGGCTAATGAAGGCTTCCGCGAGGATAACCAGCTCTACCAGCGCCTATTGACTGTCGGCACTGCTCTGATGAAGAAGCAGCAGCAGGACCCAGCCGCCTATGTGGCTCAGTACAGTCCTGCCGTGCGTCAGGCCCTGGTGGCCGCGCAGGAGCAAAACACGCCTGAGGCATACGAGGCCTACGCGAACGCCGCTATTGCTGAGCAGCAACGCCTCGGCGTTCAGAACATCAAGCTTCTCCCTGATGCGCTGGCCAACCAGTTCGCCGCGGACTTCAACAAGCGAATCGCATCAGGGGAGGGCGATACCGCCGCTCAACTGATCGAGCAATACCAGGCGCAATGGGGCAAGAACTTCGGGTCTGTGATCCGTCAGCTTGGTTCCAAGCTACCTGCGGAGGCTCAGGTGATCGCTACTGGCCTACCGAAGGATGTGGCCGAGCGCATGGCAAGCGTTGCTCCGCTGAAGGAAGGCGACCTTAAGAAGGCGATGGAAGATGGGCAACTGAAGGAGATCCAGCAGGCTGTCCAGTCGGAGATGTCCGATTTCGCTGCAACCCTGATGGGCCAGTCTGGCGGCCTCAACACCTTCAACACTATGTATCAAGCGGCGGTTAAGACTGCATCTGCATACGTTCTTCAGGGCGAGAAACCGGCCAAGGCTGCACAGCGCGTTGTGGCCGGGATGGCTGGTGACAAATACGACCTGTTCGGTACCTACCGCGTACCCAAGGAACTGGACACCAGCGCAGTCAGCCGTGGTGCCGATGTGGCACTGGAGAGTCTGAAGCCTGATGATCTGATGCCCCTTCCTGGCATCCCGGGCGTAGAAGAGTCCGAGAACATCCGGCAACTGCACTCGGCGGTTATCGACAACGGCCAGTGGGTAACGAATGGTGATGAGACAGGCTTGAGCCTCACGCTAAACGGCTACCGAGTCCTTGGGAAGGATGGCAAGCCGATCACCAGGACTTGGAGCGAACTGCAAGAACAGGGCACCAAGGCTCCCGCCCAATATCGCGTTGCACCTCTTGGAATCGTTCCATGACGATCTACACACAGGATGCTCCTGCGCTTGACCGGCGCACTCTGCTGGACATTCCGGCAGATACTGGTGATGTGTTCGGGGCTGCGTTTGAGTCCGCGTTCTCGACTAACCCCTCATCCTCCATTGTGCGCATGGAGGAGTTGAGACAGGCAGAAGAGGGCAGAGGGTTCACTAACGACAGTGACTCAATCGTAGTTCAGCCTCGTCTGGAACCTGACACCCCTCTGCTGAGCGCTGAGGATGCTAGAGCGCGCGTCGCCGAGTCTGGTCTGGATATCAAGGTTCCAGATCAAGGGATCAGGCAAGGGGCGCTCGAGATCCTGATTGACCGGCACCGTGCCCAAGCGGCACGCCAGCAGATCATGGCTCGGGCCGGATCAGGCACCATGCCGGCACAGATCGCTGCGTCGCTGGGCGCCTCTCTGCTGGACCCGCTGAACATCGCATCGGCATTCGTGCCGGTTGTTGGCGAGGCTCGCTATGCCAATCTGCTGGCTAGGGCAGCATCTCCGCTTGGTCGGGCAGGTGTACGGGCTGGTGTAGGTGCATTGGAAGGCGCGGTCGGTGCTGCAATCATTGAGCCGTTACCTCTGCTTGCAGCGGCTCAGGACCAAACGGACTACGGGCTTTCCGACTCACTGGCCAACATTGCGCTTGGCGGTCTGCTCGGCGGTGGTTTGCATACCGTAGGTGGCGCTATCTCTGATGCGCTGAAGCGTCGTGTGGTTAGCGAACTGGATACTCAGCCATCTGTGGCCGCCGCTATCCGTCCCGAACCTACGGCGCGTCGTCAGATCGACTACGGGCGTCTCTTTGATGACGACCCTGATGTTGCGCTTCGGCAGTCCCTCGCGCGCGGCCTTGAGGCAGACCAGGCGAATCTTTACCAGGCAGCACGCAGCCAGGCCATCGAAGAGATTCGGCCATCCCTTGTGTCCGAGCGCGTGGGCAACGTTGCAGACCTCCGGGCTGAGTTGACCCGCCTTGAAGCTAGGGCGCAGGAGTTGCCAGACACGTTCAAGGCTCGAGCAAAGGAATTCCAGGGGCCTAGGGTCAGTCGCAAGCAGGCCGAGCGTATGGCGCGAGATGCCATCGCAACCGAGGGCGAACAGATCTCGGTGCGGCGCGAACAGATCAACGCAGAGCTTGAGCGCAACCGTTCTGGCGAGATGGCGCGCCAGGACATTGCGGCACTCAATCGTGGCGAAGTACCGGAACGCCTTGCCGGTCGCGTAGAAGCCCGGGCTTCGCAGATCATGGAAGGCTACCACCAGCGTCCACTCGGGGCAGCGGTAAAAACTGCCCGTCAGGTTGCTGAGGAGTCCGACTGGACGATCCGCGATGCCGCGTTGCGTACTGCGGTTAGCCAGGCAATGACTGGCCGCGATATCGCTGTAGCCGATCTGTTCGACTTGCAGAACCCTGCCAAAGCAGCCCAGGCGATGGACAATCTCCGCCGCCCGCAAGAGCGCAGGGTTGACCCTGAAGGCGCAGCCGAAAGCCGTCGGATAGACGAACTGAAGTCGACGGATGATCTTGAGGACGCTCGCCAGGCCTTGGCAGATGATGAGGCGCTATCCCGCGAGATCCTTGATCAGTTGCCAGAGGATCAACGAGCCATGGTAGAGGCGATGGGGCGAGAAGAGTTCGCCCTGGCTGATGCCGAGGCCGCGAAGGCTGAGAAGTATTCCAAGGCCTATCGGGCTGCTGCACTTTGTGAGATTGGGAGAGGTTGATGGCGACTACGCTACCGTCAGGAATCAGTCCTTGCGCTGATGCAGTAAGAGCAGCCGCAGGGGATATGGAGGCAACGGAGATTCAGGAAATCTTCCAGTTGCTGCGTGGACGCACCCAGGAGATTCTCGCGAGGGAAGGGGCATACAGTACCGAGCAGGCTGCAATGCGGGCAGCCGATGAGCTGGCTCGCCAGGCCGAGCATGCCGCGATCATTGAGCGACGTAACGCTCTGCTGAATGTGCGTGCCAGGGCGCAGCTAGTCAGCTTTGTGCGCAACACCTTTGCCGACCGTCCAGACCTTGGCGTTGAGTCTTTCTTGGTTGGGACAAACGTTGCGCGAAAGGGGGCTCGCCTCTCCGTTGCGGCAGAACAAAAGGCACTCGGCGATGCGTACATTGGCGGGATGCTGAATGACCTGGAGCGAGGCGACCTGGTTGGCGTCCTTGCTCGGGGAGACTCCGACCAAGACATCGCGGATGCTCTTTGGCGCATTGGTAATGACCAGGATGTCTCTGACCTGAATCCTCAGGTTGTCGAAATCGCACAGATCATCCAGCGATACCAAGAGGCGGCCCGCCTCGATGCCAACCGAGCCGGCGCCAGTATTGGCCGCATCCCAGGCTACATCGCCCGACAGAGCCATGATAGCGAGAAGATCGGCGCAGCCGGCTTCGATCAGTGGCTTTCCGATATTCTCCCGCGACTTGATCCGCGCACCTTTGATGGAGTGACGGATGTGAATGGGTACATGCGCGGGATCTACGATGGGCTGGTGTCTGGTGACCATCTGCGCGCCCAGGGAGATGCTCGGCCAAATGGCTTCCGTGGCCCTGCAAACCTTGCGCGTAAGATGAGCCAGGAGCGCGTTCTTCACTTCCGCGACGGGATCGGCTGGCACGAATACAACCGGCTCTATGGGACCGGCAACCTGCGCGAGGCGGTATTGCGCGGCCTTGACCTGTCAGGCCAGAACACGGCCCTTATGCGCCGGCTTGGCACAAATCCGGAAGCCAACCTGAACATGGCCCTGGATGCGATCAAGGAAGACGTGCGCAGTGGCGGTGATCCGCAGGCCCTGGCGAATTTCAACACGGCTCGCGAAGGGATGATCCGCAATCGATTCCGCGAGGTAAGTGGGCAGACTCGAATCCCTGGTAACGCTGCTGCTGCGCGTATCGCTGCAAACGTGCGTGCCTGGCAGTCGATCTCCAAGCTCGGTGGCGCCTTGCTGTCATCGTTCACCGACCTCCCGGTCGCAGCAAGCGAGATGAAATACCAAGGCCGTTCGTTCCTGGGCAGTCTTTCGGAAATGGCAACCGGTCTGCTGAAGGGGCGCGGTAGTCGTGAGCAACGGGAAATCCTCTCAAGCTTCGGCGTATATGCGGACTCCATGCGCGGCGAGATCATGCGCCGGTTCTCTGCTGACGACTCAATGGGTGGGCGCATGTCCCGAGGCATGAGCCACTTCTTCCGGCTAAACGGCCTGTCGTGGTGGACTGATGCGAACAAGGCCAGTGCCGGACTGATGATGTCTCACAACCTGGCGCAGAGTCGCCGCCACGCCTGGGGATCGCTGAACCCTGATCTTCGGCGCGCACTGAGCCTGTACGACCTTGATGCCGGTAAATGGGATTTGCTCCGCGAGATGGACACTCGAATGGCTGACGGTCGTGACTACATGACCCCGGACGGTGTTGCGGATATCACCGACGAACGCATTGCACAGTATCTGGGAGATCAAGATCGGCCTGTCTCGCCCGGCGCTATTCGTGAAACCCGACAGGATCTAGAGCGAAGCCTGCGTGCATACATCAATGATCGAGTGACCTATGCCGTGCTAGAGCCAGATGCGCGTACTCGCTCGATCATGAACCAAGGGACTCAGCCCGGGACCGTTACAGGGGATCTTCTTCGATTCGTCACTCAGTTCAAGAGCTTCCCTGCCGCGTACATGCAAAAGACTCTGGGTCGTGAACTGTACGGCCGTGGCTATACGCCTGCTGGCCTGGGTGAGAATTTCCGTGGTGGAAGAGACCTGATCAGGGCTCTTCGCAATGGCAATGGCGAGCGATTGGCGCTTGCTCAATTGGTGCTTTGGACGACCGCATTCGGCTATCTGTCCATGGCCTCCAAGGATGTTGCGAAAGGTCGTGAGCCTAGAAATCCTGATGACTACAAGACCTGGATTGCTGCAATGGCCCAGGGTGGTGGTTTCGGCATCTTCGGTGACTATCTATTTGGCGAATCAAGCCGGTTCGGAAACTCGGCGTTGGAAACTGCTGCCGGCCCAACGCTTAGCACTGCCGCTAACGCTTTGAATCTGTGGGCTCGCGCAAAAGAGGGAGACGATACAGCGGCTTCACTTCTTCGGTTAACCCAGAACAACATTCCATTCCTAAACTTATTCTATGGACGTATCGTGCTCGACTATCTTTTGTTCTACTCGATTCAGGAGGCGCTTAACCCAGGATCGCTACGCAGGACTGAGCATCGCATCCAGAAAGAAAACGACCAGCAATTCCTGATTCGACCATCCCAAAGCTACATCGATACAGCCGGCGCCATACTAAACTAATTACTACCAACCCCTCCCCCAGAGAACCCCGCCTAGTGCGGGGTTTTCGCATTTCTGGAGCATAGAAAATTGACCGTATCGACTCCTGACAGCGAAATCGAATATGAAGGCAATGGTGTAACGACTGCCTTCCCTGTACCTTTCAAGTTTCCATCAAATAATGACCTTGTTGTCACCAAGGTTTACAACGGAGTCTCCAATGTTTTGGTTATTGGTACTGATTACTCTGTTGTTGGTGCAGGAGCTTCAGGTGGTGGGGCAGTGATCACCACAATTGCGCCCGAGAATGGATCTACAGTAAATATCGCGCGCAGCCTCGAAGCTGTTCAAGATATCGATCTAAGAAACCAAGGTAGATATTTTGCTGAAACAATTGAGTCTGGTCTTGATTACCTGACCATGCTTTGCCAGCAGAACGTAGCAGGGTTGTCAAGGGCTCTCAAGCGTCCTGTTGGTAAAGACTACTATGACGCTGAAGGAAGGAATATATCCAACCTGGCAGACCCTGTCCTTCCTCAAGATGCGGCTACACAGAAATGGTCTCAAAACTATTTTGCTGACCTGATCAGTGACATTCAAGGGCCTATCAACAACGCATCGAATGTTTTGTTTATCGGAGCGAATAGCTACCCTGGAGTGGTTCAAGACCTTTCAAATGGAACTGACTCACAGAAAGGCGGGGCTATGCTTGGAAGAACCACGATGGTTCTTCAGAACCTTTCCGAGTTGGTTACTGCTCCACAACTTTATAACAAGACGTATGTTGTTCTTGGTCACCGGCCTGGTCTGCTTACAGGAGGCGGTCACTTTTACTGGGATGGTGCAATGCCTCGCTCTAAGCATAATGGCGGCACTGTGATCAGCCCGACAGTCCCTGCTTATACCGGGCAAAGTGGGCTATCAAACTATCTGAATGGTGTCGGAGAAACCCAACCTTCAGCATTCGGCTGCTTTGTGCGATTCATTGAAAATAACACTGTCAGGCTTGAGCACTTTGGGTGGGTAGAGGGCGAGCTTGGAACGGCGCCGCTCGCGATGTTGCTGAAGGAAACTCGGTCCAATGAAGGCGATGCCGCCAACATTGGGGCAGTCGCCATGCTTCCGCCTGGTACGGTTCGTACTGGGCCAGTTACGCTAGGCTCAAACCAGATTATCGGTGGCACAAGCAGAACAATCATTCTCCAAGAACCTGGAACTGTTGTCGGTGATGTTCAGCCATTCCTCACTGCCGCGGGTCAAGTAAACTTAATGATCATAGGCAATGGCACGCAGGTCAACGGCCAGAAGAACGAAGCAACTAGCGGAGAAGGTAGATATGGTCTGTTCTTGTATGGTGCAAAGAAAGTTCTGATCCAAGACGTTACAATTAATTCGTTTGCAGGAGATGGCATTGCTTTGACAGGCAATGTTTCAATCCCTTGTGAGGATATTAGGCTTGAGCGCGTCACCTGCAATTTCAATGGTAGGAACGCGTTCTCTATCATAAATGCAAAGCGCGCCACTCTGCTTAACTGTCGCGGTACAAACACAAATACTAATGGCCTTGGTTCCTCTGCTAATGGTCCTTGGTCAGGGTTTGACATAGAACCTAATAGCGGTAGCGGGTACTTCCTGGAAGACATAAATCTGATTGGCTGCTCTAGTGAAGGTAACGCTGGTAGCGGTCTACAATTCACGATCCCCAACACTGACTCTCCTGTTACTGTTCGCGTTATAGGGTTCCAGTCTAGGCGTGATGGTTCTGCTACCCAATACGGGGCAAAATGTGGAGGCATAGGATTTATTTACGGAGGCGGATCGACTCCCTCTGTGAACATGCCTGGCCATATCTCGATCATAAACCCGTACATCGATGAGCCATTCGGTTCAGGAATTCGGTTCAGGAACTGGAGCGCAAAGAACGCCCCTGTATCTATTCATCGTGCTACGGTCCGCAATGTCAACTACGGTGCTGCAACTGGCAACATCAACAGGTGTGGGTTGTGGATTGACTCGTCTGATGCATCTGATGTTTTGGAAACCAAAGGGAACTTCGAGCTCGATGGACTGATGTGTTACGACGACAATGCGCAATTGGTCAGGCCCGTATGGGCTCTTGGGACTACCAGCGCTCCGGTTGTCGCTCGGATACGGGAGGTCTATGTAAATCGCCATGGGTATCCCGCGGTGAATCCCATCAGGGCTAAGGTTCTGGGAGGTGTGAGTTGGAATGAACCGCCTGTAATTTCGCTTGCAGCAGCGCCTACGACGCTTGGCTACGAGTATGCTGGGCAGGTGATCGATATTGGCGCTGCCGGTGGTTTCACACTCCCTGAGGCCGCTCTTACGACTGGCATGAAGTACTGCATGAGGAACAGTTCAGGCGGAAGCGTTACGGTCACAACAGCAGGCGGCACGATCTCTGGCAGTACCTACGCGACATACACCAACACTGGCACAACGCTAACCCTAACAACGGGCCAGTATGCTGAGCTATGGAGCAATGGTACGGCCTGGATCCTGAAGTGAATGCTGGCCACATGGACGTGGCTATCGGCTACAATCGGCGCCTGTCAATCTGGAGGACGCCATGTACGCGATGCTCACCGGGGTAACCCTGCTAATGTTCGCAGTGGTTGCGAGGCTTCTGGCGCGAAGCGCAATACACCCCTCTGTCGCTATGCCTGCTGCCTGGGGGCTCGGCCTCATCGGCGTCAGCCTAGCATCTCTGATAGGGTTCTATTCAGTCGAGTCCGATGCGCTGCTCATATTTCTGTTCGGTGTGATTTCGTTTTCGTGTGCTGCCGGGTTTTTCTCGTTTATTTACAACGGATATTCTCGAGGTCCTAGCCAGAATTTTCTGTTCGACAGAGAGCTTCGCACCAGGGCGCTGGTAGCATTCTTCTGCCTGGCTCACATCGTGTTTCTCACGATCATATATAGGGACTTGTCCTCGATAGCTCCGACACTGCGAGAAGCTGCGTACATGGCCCGCGCTCAGTCGGTGTCTGGAGAGCCTGTTTTAAGTTCTCTGTCAATGAACTACTTGCAGCTTGGGCAGACTGTCATACCACTTGTTGTTTTGCTTTACCTACGTGGAAAATGCGGAGTTTTAGGATTCTTGGCAGTCTCTGTTCCGTGGATGGGAGTCATCTTGCTTGCAAGCGGACGCGCATCACTTATGCAAATGCTTGTTGGCCTGTTCTTCATTTACGTTCTTGTTAAGGGGCGACCTTCTTTTAAAAGCATTTCCGTCATAGGCGCTGCTATGTTTTTGGTAATAGCCGTTGGCGCTGTAGCAACATCAAAGATCCAATTTCATGAAGGAGACGGGCTTTCTACTTTATTTGTCGAATTATATCGACATGTCGCTGGATATGCTTTGCAGGGGCCAGTCCTGTTTGATAGATACTACCAAGGGTCTATACAGGTGGAACCGTTCTGGTCGCCCCTAAACGGGTTCTGTAGCATACTTGCAACAGTAGGGCTTTGCGAGAAACCTCCGCTTCATCTTGATTTCTATGAGTATGCGCCAGGTGAGCTTGGAAACGTTTACTCGATGTTCTTCTCGATGTACCCACACTATGGGGTTGTGGGAGTTATGGGCGTTATGTTCTTGTATGGCCTGCTTTGTTCATACGCCTATTGCAAGGCAAAGAACGGCAGCCTGTACTTTACAATTCTGTCGTCATACCTCTTTTCCGCGATTGTCTTCTCCCTGTTCAGTGACCAGATATCCACTTCATGGTGGTTCTACGTCAAGATGACGATAATTCTTGGGTTCCTATGCTTTGTGTTCAAACGGGATCGGATGTTTATCATCCGCACACCTTCAGCTAATAGAGAGGCTTTTTATGAGCGGTAATCCTGAGTCATTTTCCTTCATCCCCAAAGATTGGGGCGTTTCTGTAAGAGACGGCGTTGCGGAGGGCATTTATTCATTGGGCTATGGATCATGCCATGTTCAGATAGTCTTTGAGGCAGGGGATAGAACAGAGTTTCTCGATTCTTTGCCCTGGCAATTTGTTCTTCCTGTTAGTGATATACCTGACATACGACAGGGGGGGTTCTTAGCTCATTTGTATGATAGTAAGTCAGAGCAAGATTTCAATGCCAATGCATTTATAGATCCAGAGACTAAAATGCTCAATTTCCAAATAAACGGAAAGCCAGTTTCATCTGAGTATCCGTTTAAGTGGTCTAGTGGATGCTTTCTAGCGGTTAACTTTAGTTATATGACTAGCTAGGATTACTTGTTCCACAAAGCCCGCTCATTGCGGGCTTTTTACTAGAGCCTACTGATCTACCCTGCGTTACGGCCTGCCAAGCTGATTTCTGACCCTGTACCAGTTTTTGTACCAATCGATGAGAATTCGTGCGAATCGGAACGCCTGAAAGCCTTGATTTTACTTCTCTAAAGCACGCTACCTATCGCCAGAAAAATCGCATGGTGAT